GATAGCAGAATCAATAAGTCTCTTAGAAAGTGGAATTGCTGAGGTTAGGATATGAGTGATAATGTATATCTTGGCAATCCTAATCTAAAAAAAGCGAATACTGCCATTGAGTTTACTCAAGATCAAATTCTTGAGTTTATGAAATGTAAGGAGGACCCTGTTTACTTTGCTAAAAAATACGTCAAGATTATTTCTCTTGATGAGGGTCTAACTCAATTTGAACCTTACCATTTTCAAGAAAAGTTAATAAACAACTTTCACAACAACAGATTTAATATCTGTAAGATGCCACGTCAGACTGGTAAATCTACTACAGTCGTATCTTACCTTTTGCATTATGCTGTATTCAATGACAGCGTAAACATTGGTATTCTTGCAAACAAAGCAGCAACCGCAAGAGAACTTCTTGGAAGGTTACAGACTGCATACGAGAACTTACCAAAGTGGATGCAGCAGGGTATTATTGCATGGAACAAAGGTTCACTGGAGTTAGAAAATGGGAGTAAGATATTGGCAGCTTCTACGTCTGCGAGTGCTGTCCGAGGTATGTCGT